CTCTCATTTGGTCAGTATTTGTGCTGCTTTCATAATTGAAGAAAGAAGTTTCAGCATCAACGCCTCTTCTTGCATCATATCGTTCACCTTGTGCTAAGTCATGAACATTTTTGGTACTTAAATCAAGAGTCATTTTTACTTCTTCATTCTCGTTAGCGGTCATTGTCAAAGTATTTACTCGACAACCTCTTGCAATCTTTACAAAATTTAAATCTTCTGCTTGCGAAGCAGTATTTGTTCTGTATTGATTAGTGCCAGTTAGTTTAGAAAGATTTTGTTCTAAAGCAAAGGAAGGCAATAAATCACCATCCTGTTCTTTGAAGGTGTAAGTAATTGCGTCAGAAATTGTTGTTGAACCACTTGCTCTTGTTAATGTGACCATATCATTTAAAGTATGCAAATGTGGAGCAAGTGGAGGACAAAATTTATTACCGATTGTTCTAAAGAAAAGAGGGCCAGTTTCACTAACTCCTGCAATATCTACTCCTGTTCCCGCAGAAACTCCTGTTCCTTCAATAAAGATTTTATTATTATCTGCACCACCGCCTACTGCATAGATACTAGGAGTTCCGCCACCAACTCCCGCAACAGTAGCATTTACCTTATCACACTTTCCTAAGAAATAATAGAACCATGCAGCATGATTAGAAACAAAAGCAAGATTACCTCCACTAAAAGAAGTAATTCCTTTATATTGGTAAGTATAGTTTCTTGAACCACCGAGAGATAGATTTAATTGTTTCATTTCAACTTCTGTTGTTGGGAAGGTAGCACTTTCAAGAATACCTAACCATTCATCAGATAAAAGTCTCTTAGTGGCTGTTCCTCCAGTTCCGTCCTTAACGGCAGGAACAGGCGCACCATATGATTTGATTACAAAATATGAACCTGCGGCAATATCTGTTAAACTGGGAGAAAATTTGATGTCATCTAAAGTGTTTGAAGAAACTCTATGTACTGATTGTAGTTCGTTACTGGAGTTATAAAATTCCAATAAACAGCCTTTATACAAATCAGTTACTAATAGGAAGGAAGAAGTAAAATCGCTATCTACTCTAATTTCATCAACTTCTCCTCTTCCTCCATTGAACGCTAAGCCGCTTGTATGCTTTCCACCAACATAAATATCATTTTCTGGTATAAATGTAATACTTGCTCCGCTTCCTAAAAATATTTCTTCATTTGCCATGCTATCTCCCCCTTTTCCTTACTTACTTACTTACGTTAGGGAATTGTTTGTGCGAATCGTTTTGCTTCTAATGTTACTTTATATCCGAATAAACGCTTGGCTCTATCATTAGATTCGCTTCTTGAACCAAGAAATAACTGATTGAATTTTTCTCCGCTACTTGCAGTATAACCTTTGCGTTTGCTCTCAAGCGTCCTACGCAGTATCAAGTATATAGCCCTTAGCCTATCTTTTCCGTGTGAGGCATCTGCCCCGCCTCGCTCGTCATGTAATACTCTTATATGCAAAGTAAATGAATACGTCTCATTTCTTATATCATAGTGAATTGTTGGATATTCTATGTTTTGTGAATCTTCAAACACAACAATTGTTGCAGGTGTCCTACTCAAATCTACACGAACACCCTTATTTGCAGATAATGTTCTAATGTCAATAAAATCAGGAGTAACTGCATGAGAAGCATCAATTTCTCCTGCACTAACAAGAGCAGTAGCATTAGACGACCAATTGTTTGATAATAAATCTAAGATAAGAGAGACTTCATCCACTCGCTAATCCCTCCTTCAACATATTTCTTAAATTCTTCGATAGCAAATTTTTTAACTTCTTCATCACTAAAAGAAATATCATAACCTAAAACTTCTGATAGTTCTTTCATAGCCTTTTGTCTTTCTATTTGGATTTGAAGTAGTTCCTCAAATTTACGAGTATCAATATTAAATTTCATATTAATCTAAGAAATAAACTAAATCGCCTTTGCCTTTCAAAATATCCATCGCTTCTTTACGAAGTATATCATACTTTTCTTTAGTAGAAATATTGCCACCCGATTCTGTAATTAGAATACTTTGGTCATCATGTCGTATAATTTCAGATGCTGCTAATTTTGTTGTTGCTTCGTGAATAGCAGAAGGAACTCTATTATCACCAGCAATATATGAAACAATAACTGAATTATTTCTATGATAAGGATAATCTTTCAAAAAGAAAATACGGCCCTCTTCATTGATAGTCCAATAGTCTCCAAGTCTTCTTAAGTCTTCTTTGTCTGTAAAATCTATTAATGTGCAAACAGTTGGAATTTGTTCCGTAGTTGTAAATGTTAAAGTATTTGTTCCGCTTCCCGATGCTGTTCCACTTAACACCACATTTGTTGCATCAGTAATTGAAGCGATAGTAATTGTTCCTGTAATACCTGTTCCACTAACAGTCATACCTACGGCTAATTTAGATGAATCAGAAACAGTAAGAGCCGTTGATGCATTTACAGTCGTACATGACTGTTTTATGGTAGCCTTGATGACGCAATCTGCCCCATCATCCCCCGAAAGTAGGGATGAGAAGAGAATTTGCTTGCCATTATTCTTGTTCTTGGCGGCATAGAAAAAGTCAGAAATGGATAAATTAGATTGAGTGAGGCTTTTCGGTGCAGTTGCACCAGTAAATTGAGACATTGAAGGAAAAGATTCGTTCACCAAAGAGATGATTTCTTCGTTGGTTGTTTTGATACCAAAGGTATTATTGAACTCATCGTTTGCTAAATCACTTAAATTGTTTTCAGCAATCATCTCAAAAGATACACCGTTGTTTGGTAATTGTAAAATAATGGAATGTAAGTCTCTAAAATTCTCAAGCAAAGTAATTTTGGCTTGAGCCGACGCAATTTCAATATACTGGCTACCTTGCCACAAAAGTAAAGAAACAATCTTTCTTACTTTCATTTTTGCTAATTGAACAAAACCAACATGACCACCGTAATATGCCTTGTGTGGCAGGTGAGAAAATTCAAAGTTATGGTGTTCATCCTTTGTGATAATTGGTCGGTATGACCGCTTTACCTTGTCATCAACGATTCCTTCCACCCTTTTGATAATTGAACCAACTTGGGCCAATGTGGGGAATGTTGAGACTGAAAAGGCAGGAACTTGAAGTAAGTTGGCAACTTCGGTAGCATTTGTATAGAATCCCCGACCTTGAGAATAATCAGGATTAATTTCTGTAAAATCGCTTGGCGAGATTGTTTGACCCATTTTAGACACCAATCATTCTCTTTAATTTTCTTACATTCTTTTTGAGTTTATTTGTGTAAGTAACCATACTTCTGTTTTGTCTTGAACGAGAACCGCTTAGGTTATATTCACCATGCTTAGTCGCTTCAAATGTTAATTCGACGTATGCTTCTCTAAAAGCATCTTTAAGGTCTTCTGCACGAACAGTTTCGGCCATTACCTCTTCTTCACCAAATTCAGCAGAATCTTTTGTGCTTTTAACTCCACCTTCACTAATCTCATAATACCTAATTTCAGACTTATAGTTTTCTTTTTCTTCTTTTGGTAATTTAGCATATTCTTTTTCAGAAATAAAAACTGGGTTTCCATCCTCATCTTTTTCTGTCTTATGACTAAATGCTCTTTTAGATTGCTCATCAATCATAGATTGAGTTAATGGTTTTCCTTCTTTTCCTGTTTCTACATCCATTACTCGTAAATCTTCTGCTGCTTCAGTAGCAAACTCTCTATATGTTGGCGCAGTTTTCTTTTTGGTTCTAATATTTCCAATGACCTTAAAAGAATAAACTTCATCAGGAATAACTAAAAATGGTCTAAGTATTCTCATAATAATATTTTTAACTGCTTCATCTTTAAAGAAGCCTTCAATTGTTCCTGCTCCATCTCCTTCAAATTTAAGATAGGCTTGTTTGTCTGATTCACCTTGAGGAGTAAATTGATATGTATAATATTTATCTCCGATTTGAATAATATCTTCATCTCTCATTTCATCGGTTCTATCTAAACTGTCTGTTGCGGCTTGAACAACATAGTTGTTTATTTCATCGTCAGTATCATCTGAAATCGGAATCTTTTCACCAACGGATTCAAATTCACCATCTTCATTTATTATGGCTTCAGTAACATAGTTATCTTGTGCAGATTCTATATCTAATTTTTGTAAAACAGATTCAGGAATATTAAAAGAGTAATCAATTACTTCCTTTGCAATATTTATTTTTGTATTGCTCGGTCTATAACCTGCTTCTTGACCTGTTGTTTCTAAGATAAAATCAGCCTTTACTTTTTCTAAATCACCGTAATCAAATGCAGGAAACTTAGCCTCAATGTGTCCTTTAAGGCCACTTCGGGCAGGTTGGTGAGAATAATTAAATCTATCATTATATCTTGCGTGTTCTCTAAAAAGAAGTTCAAAGGCAATTTGGGGTTCTTTTCCATATGCTGAAAAAAAATCATCAAAATCAAAGTCAGGTAGTTTGGTTTTACCACCACGAATAAAAGAAACATCCGTTCCTCTTAATCTGCCAATAACTTTTCCACTAGTAATATCTCCAACTTTTTTATCTTCAATAAAAGAAAGATTTGCTTCATTAGGACTTTTATCTCTCTTACGAGAAAATATTTTCCATGAATCAGTATCTCTTTCTAAGATTGGCTTTAAAGGTTCATCAAGAACTTTTTCTAAGATTTTGGTTAATTCACTCTTTAATGCAGCACTATTTGGCTCACTATCTTCAACGCTTTCTTTTGCTTTTCTCACTCTACGACGAAATTCTTTATTACCGTCAAGAATGTAGTTTTTCATCTGCGTTTCAATAAAAGACGCTGAACGGGGCAAACTAAGAGTCTGCTTACCCCAATTGAAATTAACCACTTATTTCACCTCACATGAGCCATTTTGCCCAAGCAGCACCTTTTTGAATTGCTGAACCTAATCCCAAACCACTTGTAGGTGGTTCATAACTCATTTGTCCTTGAGCATCAATCCAGTAAGGACGGCCATATCCATCTGTTCCCGATGGAGGAACAGGATAGCCTGAACCATTATTCATAGCACCCTGCATTTGAGCATATTGTTGCTGATTGCCAGTAATTCCTGCAATTGCTGATGCTGCGGTTGGCTGCGTAATTTGTTGTATTCCATTACCACCACCAAAACCTTGAGATTCGAGATATTGTTGTTTGGCCATCTTTCTTTGCATAATAACTTCACTATTGATAGCCGATTGCAATAACTTTTGAATATCTAAATCAATATTTTCTTGAGTAATTCTTTCATATTCTCTCATAGCATCAGGATTTACAGAAATGATGTTTCCATTTTGACTAAATGCTAATTTACCTAGCATTTGAGAAACTACTCGTTCAACAACATCTTCCATTAACTTTTCAAGAGCAACCAAGAATTGTTCTCCATGATATTGAAAGAACTCTTCAACGTGATTTTCCTGTAAAGATAATAAGTTATTTACTGTCTTAAATTGTGCGTCTGATTGTTGCTGAACTGCTCCTAAAACTGTTTTATTGCTTGTTCCAAATACCATATTTATGCCTCCTTAACTACTTCTTCCTTTGCTTCTTCTTGCGGTAATTCATTTTGTGCTTGAACATTGTGCTTAAGCATTAAATGATTGAGTCTTTCCGTCATAATATTTATTTCTGTAATCAAACGAATGACTTCATCCGTTGCCGTCTTTGAATCTCCTAATGCGGGTGGGGTTATAAACCATCCTGCTGATGTAAGGCTCATAACATCTTCTTTGCTTAAAGTCTTAATTGGCCCACCTTTAAGAATTTTAGGCATTCGTGGTTTGAAGGCACTAAATTCTAAACCGTGCTTATCAGCAAGTATCTGTTGTTGTAGCATTTCTAATTGAACGTAAATAGAAGCATGCTTAGGACAATAAGTTCCCATTAGTGGTCGTCCTTTGACTACACCATCTAAAGGCATAGGTGGACGCATATAATCTCCTTGTTCCCAAACATGATGAAAACCGCAGACAACACACCTATCTTTAAGATTAAACTTTTTTCCATACTTAATACCTAAAAACTTCTTTGGTTCTGCTTTTAGAACCAATTTAAGTTCTTTTAATTGAGCCTTAGGTTTGTATGAAATAAACTTGTATTCTTGCACAACACCGCTTGCTCTTGCCTGTTTAAGTGGCGAAAGAGAAGGATTAAATTGTTGTGGTGCAGTTTGTCCTATAATATTATTTTGATACATAATAATCAGTAGTCCTTTATCATTGTAGTAATTCCTCTATAAACCATTTCGGGGTCAGACTTTGCAGATACAATATATTTGAAACATGGTATTCCTTTATCGTTTAACTTTCTCATACCGTATTTAAATGGTTCAAAAATCTCATGTTTATCTATTTCTTGGCCTTCTGCTAACGGGTATTTTTTCCCCCAAATGTCATATTTATTTGCCCAAATACCTATTGCGATTGGATAATCAGATTCTCTTTTCTTTTTTCCATTCGACCATCTGTTTGAAATTATTGAATCGACTAAAAATTTCCATGCTAATTGGTGGTCTAAGTTAATTTCATTATCTAAATGTCGGTGGTCAATCATAAAAACAACGTATTTTACTCTTCGGTTTTGCATGTCTTTTTCCCATTCTTTCCAGTAAATTGCTTCTCCACCAATATCTGCACTTCTTACTGTATGAGAATTACCGTCTATTTTAACATTTTTTCTCGTTGCTCTATGTCGCCCAACAGTTCTTTCGTTAATTTGTGGCACTTCTCCTCTCGTTCTTAACTGATGACTTAATGTTGTTTTACCAACCATTGTTGCCCCATAAACTCCAAAATTAATGGCGTGAACCTTTTTGTAGAATCCTATAATTGCTTCACCGACAAGAATAGCAAATCCTGTCATTAATGACATTAATGCCCCCACCCGTTAAGGAGAGTATCAAAAAGCCAACCCATGACATTAATATCAAAAACACCTAAAATGTTTCCAACAAGAAAACCTGAAAGACAGGCACATGAACCCCAAAAAAGCATTCGCATCTTCAAAAAAAAGATGTCAGCAGAATGCGCTCTTTGCTGATTGTAAGCGTAGTCTGAATCAGAAAAGCCCATTATGTCGCCAAAGACCATTCTTTCACCGCCTATTGAAGTGCGGCTAAGAACTCATTACCAACGCTATTCTCTTCTTCTTGCTGAACAGGTTGATAAAAGGTAGTATTATATTGTTTTGCACTTTCACGCATCTTTTGTTTTTGTTGTTCATCCCTAGCCTTTCTTTCCCAGTATGCCGCAATTTTACGGTCTAAGAGCCAAAGTTCTATTCTATCATTGAGTGATAAATCAAAGATTGCTTTCATAACCATAATTGCACCAATTGTTCCTAAACCAAATAGAACAGAATGGGCTAATGGGCCATATGGGAAATTCATTCCAAATGCTGCATATGCCCAAACATTTGTTCCGCTTAATGCACCGACAAATAGAATTGTCATAATTAGACGAGTATCTTGACTTAATGCTGCCATATAATCACCTCAAGCGAACTCAACTGAAACTGCCGCACCTGTTCCCGCACCTGTGGATATTTCTAAAAATAATCCATTAGAAGCAATTACACCATGCATATCAAATTCAAATGTTGAACTGTTATAAAGCGTTGGGTCGGCTGGATTGGGGGCTTGAAGAATTATTCTTGCTAATTCTTTACCACTTGCCGCAGTATTATCAAATACCTTAACAGTAGTTATTCCTGTTGTTCCAGTATATTGAGCATGAATGCTAATTAATTTACATTGTCCATTAAAAACTAATGAACTGGCCGTTAATACTCCGCTACTTCTGCAACTCGGCATGATTCATCACTCTCGCTCAAACTGTCTATGAGGCATCACCCTCTTAACCCTATCGCTAAGATTATTCAGTCAAAGACGACTTTTTGCTCTTAGCAGGGCTTTTCTTAGATTTAGCCTTAGCGGGAAGAAGATATGCACACAGTTTATCATGTGTATCTAAATCCCTGCCTAAAGCCTTTCCTAATCGAGTTAAAACAGAAGGGTCGATTTGCTTCAATTCTTTTCTTTCACTTTCAGCAAAAGAAATATCAAGACAATTATCGCCCAAATATCGTAAAGCGTCTTGGACAGGAACATCTAAAGAAATATCCCTTGCCAATAACTCTCCATTGACTAAGAGCGTTTTTGCCCTTGAGCCTTTGGTTAGTTTAATTGTTGCCAATTAAAACACCTCAAAGGTTTCCAAATACTCTCAATCTAAATTGCATTCCGCTATGTGTTCCACCATCTGCAACTTCAGCAGGAGTAGCCTGTAAAGCATCAACAATTAGCATTGTAAATGATGTTGCGCTAGTATAACTTCCATCTGTTCCTGAAATCACAAAGGTTGGATAAAACTTTACATTGCTAGTTCCAGTATGAGAAACCGCAGTAATTGTTTTTAATCCGAAATTACTTGCATTAAGAACAACACCAGAAGCATCATAGGTTGAAACATCAAGTAGAGCATCAACCATGTATTCATCGCCATTTGCTCTCGGTTTGGTAAAACCCTTATGGTCTGCTAACAGACTCACCGTAAAAACTTCTTCTGTCAATTAAATCACCTCAAAGGAGATTGGTAATCTTTCCTTGACCCTTGAAGTAAGAACAACCAGTTTCACCCATTGTGCGATAAAGAGCCTTGTTTCCAAGATTACCAACACCGAATGGGTTTCCGTTGCTGATACCATCTTCAAAGTATTGTGTAGGCTTCATAACAGATAGCCACAAATGGTCAGTATCAAGGAAAAGCATATCGCTAATCAAACTTGAATTGTTTCCAGTTGAAGGCATAGCAGCAACAGGAATCAAAGGAATGTCGTAGTAGGTAGAAACACGGAATCCGACTTCTTGACCTTTAACACCACGAACACCATTAACAGTAGGAACAATTTCCTTTCTATCCATGAATCGCTCTTGGGCTTGTAATAAGTCAGAAAGCGTTTGAAGGGTATCATATCCAGTAAGGATAACCTTTGGAGAACCACCTGCAACACGGAGTCTTCGGAGCATATCGTTAATAACCGTTAAGGTCAATTGTCGTGCTTCTGCTGAAAGGTAGCCATCACCAAAAGAAACTTCTGCATCTAAATACTCGTTTCCAGACGCACTTCGGAGTTTTCCGTAAAGAGTGTCAATTTGTTGGTCACTAGCAGAATCAACAAGGTTTCCACCAGAATTGTCAGCCAACTCAGTTATTTCAGCCGAGTTGCTTACAATCTTGAAAAGAGAAGTATATCCTCTATCAATTGCGTTTGCCGTGTTATAGGCCGTAGTTGGAGAATAGTTCTCCAATGGCATAACAAGCATGGTGTTTTGAACTTCTGCGTGGTGCTTGCCCATATCTTCTCTCAATTGCGCTCTAATATCACCGATACCATCGTCAATTTGAGCCATTTCCATAGCCAATTCGCTGAAAGAGAATTGATGAGCAATAATCTTTGGACTCGTAAAGAGAACATCGTATTCGGGAGCAATTGATTGAAGACCGTCTGAATCAGAATCTAATGAAGCATTTTCAGGAACACCACCGATTCGGTCTGCTCTCAAAGAATCAGCACCATAAAGCGCAGTATTGAGAGTTGTGTTGGAAGCGGCAGAAATGTCCAAGAAGTTTCCTGCTCCACCTGCGGGTCTTTTCTTCAAAATTCTCCAGCCACTTGAAGAATATGGTCGCTTTGCGATAACAGACAATGCGTTGCATTCTCGGTTTAACATAGACCATACCTTTTGGCCGTAAATCTTGTTGTAAAGATTTGCGTTAATACCTGTTGGGTCGCTTAATGCGCCATCGTGAGCGACATGAATGCCACTAACGGTTCCTGCCGCTTTAAGCAACTGGTTGCTAATATGCCCAGTTGCGCCCGTTCCGTATGTTTGTGCTTCTAAATCTGCAATTGTGTTAATATATCCAACCATCTTAAATCACCTCAAAGGTTTCCTCCAACCATCTTATGAATGTCAGCCCAATCCATTTCGGCTAATTCATCCATTGTAGGGAGTTTGATAGTGGCTTCTTCTTGAGCCTTTAGAATTGTTTCCTTCTCAGTCGTCAAAGACTTTCGGAGGGAAGCAAATTCATTCTTAAGAGAAGCAATTTCGCTTTGTGCATCATATTGCGACTTTGCGAGAACGTCTTCTCTTTGAGAAGTTTCAGCGTTAAAGCGAGCCTCAAATTGCTTTTGAAGGTTATCGTAAGCCAACTTTTCAAGTTGTTCTTGTCGGAAAGCCTCATAAGCCTTCTCAATGTTTCCAACAGACAAATCAAGGGTTTCAAGTTCATCGTTGTTAAATGCCTTAACTACTGGTAAATCAGTAGCCTTTGGTCGGCCTCCTTCAATAACGATTCTATCGGCAGGTTCACCGATTTCAACACCCGCACCATCAAGGGTAGGAACATAGGCTTTTCTCTCTTCGTCATCCATCATTTCCTCATCCTTCATCTTTTCAGACATCATTTTGTCTTTATCGGGCATCATCTTTTCTTCATCCTTCATTTTTTCATCCATCAACTTTTCAGACATCATTTTATCTTTGTCGTCCGTCATGTCCATGCTTTCTTCTTCTTCTTTTCTTAGCATATTGACTTCTTCCATAAGAGCGTCAAGTTCTGCTAATGCTTTTTCTATTTTGGTCATTTTTTTCACCTTTTTTGTTTTTTCTTGCTTTAATATGTCAAACTTTGCTTCTGGATTAATTCCTTTTTCACAAATAGTGACTTCATGTAATTCTAACTTTGAAATTTCGTTGTATTGCCCAAATTCGTTATTGGTTTTCTTTACCTTTTCTAAAGCCTGTCCTCCAATACTGAAACTTCTTAATGAACCTTTTCTAATGCCACGATTAATTTCTTTGGCCTTTTCTATATCGTCTCTTAATTTAATAACTACGAAGAATCCAACATCATCTACTTCTGTTTTAAACAATCTCCCTGTTTTATCTCGGTATGATTCTACTACTTCTCCGACTTGAACATTTGAATGATTTGTCATTACATTTCTAAACTTCGGGTTCTCCATGTATTTATTAACCGCTTCTTTAAGGGCTTTTAATGTGATTAAATCATTTTGCTTATCAACGATTTCAATGCTTGCATATCCTCCAATCATTAAATCGTCTTGGCTCTTGAGAATTTTGAAATCCGAAGTGTTGTTTCGCATCACCGCAGAAGACATTCTTCTCAACCCCAACTAACCATTAACGAGTATATAAAGAACAACCTATTCTTCAGTAGGAAGGGGTAATTTGTTATACCTATCTTCATAAATATTCCACTTTCCTTCATCCCCTTCCTTATCAGCAGGAGTTTGTTTATATCCAGTCCATGCAAGCCACATTTTTTGTCCATCTACATCTAAGACTCTATAATGCATTTTAGTTTCAAACTTGTTGCCTTCTAAGAAATATTCATGGTAGCCATCTCTTTGAATACCTAATTTTATTTTACCAGAATCAACGACCTTTCCTTTAGTTACAGTCTTTGCTACTTCTGCTGGATATTTACCAGCAGCCCCGAATAAATCAAACAATTCTTCTTCATTCTCAATATCAATTGTCCAGAACATATTTTCTGTCTTTAGTTTAATTGCTAAAGTTAAATTATCATCTTCTCTAGCGTATAATTTAAATTCACCTTCTCTTAATTCGGGAGGTGTTTTATATTCTCCTTCAACCGCTTTAATATCTTCTTTCATGATTTCTTCTTCCTGCATAATTTTATCATCATCAGCAGAAATTTTTCCTTCTTTTTCACTAATGCCATCTCTAAGAATTATCCACTTCTTTAACTTCTTTACATCAGATTCAAGAACATCTTCGTATAAATCTTTATGTTCTTTCACCAAAAAGTTATGTAGTTCTTTAGGAGTTTTATCTCCACTCATTTTTAAGTATTGGAAGGAAGCCACAGTCAAATCACTTTGCTTGGACTTCATAATATCAATCGCTTGTTGCTTCCACATATCTAAGTCCATTGTGGCATTCTTAGACATTAAATTATCTTTTTCATATCCATAAATAGTAAAGCCATCTAAATCATATTTGATAATTACATTGGCTTCTCCATGAATATGGTCTGTTATTTTAACACCTTTTGTAAATGCCTCAACATCATAATTTAAAGACTTCTTGGTGTCTTGAGAAAGTAATTCTAATGTGACTAATTTATCAGGGTGTTCTACTTCAGGTATCTCAATAGGTTTCGCTGAGAATAAACTAAACCCTTCTCCTTTCTTTTTGACTTCATCAACCTTTACTCGGATAATTTCCCCAATATCAACTGCGATTTTTGTATTCAATGCTTTGCCTACATTCAAATAATGCCTCTTATTTATTTCAACAGCACCAGTCATTTCTTCATCAACTGGCCCAACTCCAACAGTATAAGAATAAAGATTACTTTTTGTCTTTTTCTTATCTAAAACAATAACATCTAAATCAACAAACTTCTTTAACTTAATCCATTTAGGATTTTTCTTTGTTCCAATATAATATGTTGAAGTAGAGTCTTTGATAACTACTCCTTCAGATGTAGGAATTTCCATCATTTCTTCAGCATATTTTTCAATATCCTTTAAGTTATCTGCTTGGCGAGTATCTTTCTTTGATGGATAAGCAATTGCTTCTCCTGATTTAGAAGAATAGTTGTTGAATAAAATTGTCATTCTATTTTCTAATTCTTCATCTGCTAATGTTTGTGCTTCATGCCTAATAATATCAAAAACATGGCACTTTAATTTAGCCTCTTTATATTTATCTTTGAATACATGAGCGATAGTATCTGCTCTATGGAGAGGTTCATCTCCGTCAAAGAGAACTAATTCTCCATCGAAAATACAATCACCGTATTCTTTCTTTTTTAATTCATCAACCTGTTCTTTACATTTACTAGAAATGTCTTTACCGTTATAAGAATAAATAGTAACCTTATTATCTATTTTATGTAATTGTACTCTCATGCCATCATACTTTTCTTGAACATACCAATTGCCACTAAAGCCTTTTAATTCCTCAATGTCCTTAACTTCAAAAATTCTATACATTGGTTTATTAGGAACAATAAATTGAGAGATAGATTTTTTCTCATCATTAGGAACAGACTTCTCTACTCCCTCAATATCTTTCAATTCTTCCCAATCCTTCTTTTCATTCTTAGAAAAGAAAATTAGTTCTAACATATCCATAGCAGCCTTTACTTTGGATTCGACCTTCTTTGAGTCTTTTCCATCCCCGTAATGCTCAATAATATAGAGGGCAATATCATCCGATTCTAAGTCAAGACCCTTAAGACCCTCCGTAATCGTGTCGGGTTGCATCCCTTTAACGCTGTAAATGTCATCAGATAGGGCTTTATTGTCATCCCTTAAAGCATAATGCACAAATTTAACCATGCTTTCTGGATTATCCAATAATTCTTCAAGGACATTATCCTTGAACATAGATGCGAATGGGTCAGCGACAATAGGCGACGAATAGCGAAGCAATTTTATTTTTTCATACAGTTCTTTCGCTTGTCTTGAAGTAGGGTCTTTTGTGTCCTTATCTTCTAAATCCTTCTCATCAATAAAGTTTCGCATTTCTTTTCCTGCGGCATCTGATTCTTCATATGATTCAGTAATCATATCTACGGCTTTACGCCAACGACCCGAATATTCTGTTGGGTCGTGAATAGCAGATAAATAGGCTACTCTTGTCTTTTCAAATAGACGAAGAATTTCTTGGGAAGGTTGCTTATCCTTCTCAATAGAAGCCAATTTCATACGAATCATCTATTTCTTTCGTATTCAGGGTCTAATGTTTCTCCCGAATATTCTGAATCATAAAACTTAGTTTGTTCGGGAACTTCGGATAATTCTTTTTCAAGAGCCGCTAACTTTTGATTAATTTCAACCATCTTATCCATAATTGCAGGTTGTTCGCTAATCTTTGCCTCTTTAATCTGCTTAGCCATACCAGAAAGCATGGTGGAAAGACCATCAATTTGACTAATTAACTTAACTCTTTTCTCATCATCTAAGAAAGGATTTGTTTCATAATCTTCAGGTAAAATGTTCTTTAATAACTTTACCATCTTTGTGATTTCTCCTGCATAAGCATGAAAAGTATCGGGGCCATCGTTTGATTCGGCCTTGTAGTTATAATTTTCAGCCTTTGGTCGCTTTAATTTAAACGCTTCTGATTCATCATCCATAGGATTTCTATTATTATCCATCAGCGATTGATAAAGTATTTCCTTTGCATCTCTCGCTTTTTCAATCATAAGACTAATTTTTCTTTCTTCTCTTGTAACTCTCTCAGGCATTTAAATCACTCCATCTTTGAAACCATCTTATGAATTTCAGACCAATCCATACTTGAAACATCAGTAGTAGGTAATGAATCAATACCGCCAACGGTATTATCCATAGCAGGAGTAGGACTTTCAGAAATAACCAAACCTGCTTTCATTAGAAGACTATCTTTTGCATAAATGGTCTTTTCTAATGCTTCAACCTTAGCAGTTAAAGCCTTAATGATTTCTAATACATCTTTGTTAATACTTTCTTCTGTCATCTCTTTTCCTCCTTCTTTCCTCTTGGATGGACTAAATCTCTTAATTGCCTATAAAGAAGTTCATACTCTTTACGAAGTTTGGTAGCAGTGGCCACTATATCAATGTTCCTTTCATCCATTGACTTCATTTTCTTGTTTAACTTCTTATCTGATTTAACCAATTCTAATTCTTTAAGAGTAGAAATTAATTCACCCAGTTTAGTAAAGTCTTGACCAAAAAATTCTGTTGGTTCAGCCGCTTGAAGTGTTTTCTTTAACTTCTTTCTTCCTTTAGCATCTAACGAATCAAGAAGTTTCTTAGGTCTTTTTTTCTCTTCTTTGAGAATAAAATCTTCTCCCTCTCCATAGTAATCCCATGTCATTATTCTTCCTCTCCGCTAGCAAGACTCTTTAATTCTTCAATAATGCCTCCTAATGCATTTGACCTTTCTTGATACTTTTCAGATGCTTCTTCAAATTCAGTCATTTTAGCAGCATTAAGAGTGGGGAATCCTTCAAAAACACCGTCCACTACCCTAACATCAGGATTTTCCATCATAAATTCAGTAAAACCTTGAGTGATTTCCCCTTCTGATTCACGGGTAATTTTAGCCATTTGATTAGAATATCTCCTTAGATAAGACAACAAATTAATGCCTTTTGTCAATTTTTTCTTAACAGGAGTAGAAGGCTCTAATTCTCTAAACATTCCCAAAAACTTTCCGAGTTCTTTAACATTTTCATCTTGGTCAAAAGCATCGAGGTCTGTCTTTAATCGCTCAAGTTTTCTTCTTTCTTGAGCAATCTCTCTTTCTAATTCTTGAGTGGCTTCACTTACATATTTTTCTCTATTTTGGTTAATATCATTAAAAGTATTAGTTAAAGCCTGAATATCCTTAACTCTTCCCGAAGATATGACTCTTTTAAGCGAAGCATTTAATTTACTAATTTTTCTAGAAACAATTTTATCTTTATCTTTAAGGATTTCTTCTAATTGTTTGATTTTGTTTTCAAGAAATACTCTAGTTGTCATAATCTGTCTATTATTAGTTTGAACAGCCTCAACCTTTCTTAACGCTCTTTCATACTGAGTATTCACGCCTAAATCAACATTTTTCTTTTTGGCTCTTTCCATCATGAGTAGTCTTTCTCTTTTGACTCTTGGCCTATCAACAAGTGCTCTTGGTTTTCTTCCATATGGGTCTTTTTGAGTATATAATATTTCAAAGACCTTTAAGAAATCAATTGGTTCTTTTCCTTCAACTTCATATGTTAAATCTAAAATACTTTTAAGCATTCTATCTATTCTATTAACATCAATATCTTTTCCTGTTCTTTCTTCTTCTCTTTGGGTTCTACTTATATTATATTTTTTACCAGTCAAAATCCCATCAACTAAAAGTTTTCCATACTTATTATTTAAGTAATCAGGGTCTTTCTTAATTAGTGTTAAAGTAGAAAGTAATTTACCAGTAGCAGCAGAAGAACCCAATTTAAGATACTCTTTCATAGCCCCTCTAACTACGGTGACTTTTCTCGTTTTATTTCTTATTCTCTTTTCAATAACTTGAACATTTGCTTTTTCAGCGATATCTAAAAGAATATCTTTTTGATAATCTAATAAAGATAATTCTTTATAAGCATCTTTTTCTTCAGATTGCCTATCAATTCTTGAACCATAGGCTTCCTCTTCTAATCTCGCTTGTCTTCCTGCTTCATCAGAATAGATTTCTTCTTCAGTTGTTAAATCAGATTCGCCTTCTTCAAGACTTGATTGTTCATCAGCCCTTTGTTCTTCAGCCCTTCTTTCTTCTTCCTCTTCTTCATTCTTAGCAATCTTAATGTATCTACGATATTCAATCATGTTTTGAGAAGTAAGATTATTTACTAATGAATCCTTAATTAAAGAAACATTAGCCCCCTCATTAACTAATAAAGAGGTCTCTTCATCTAAATTAGCCTTTCTTAAAACACTTATCAACGACTTATCTTTGGCTAATTCATAAAACATTTAATCACCTCAAAAGGGAATATTTTCTTTCTTTCCTCTTTTCTTAGAGGGTAATAGAATAACATCAGGATTATCTGCCGAAGAAGGCATAGCCTTATGAGAAGTATCTGGTGGTAATCCGACAGACATATCACGGTTCTTCTTTACTTTATTGTTCTGTTGTGCAGTTAAAGCCTTTACTTGGGCTAGTTCTTTTGTTAATCTTCTTTGCTTTTGGTTTAAATCTTCACTCATATTTTCGCCTCCATTAAATTTCCTTGTGTTCTTTCTAAAATTTCAATAAGTTCTTCTTTTGACATTCTATAAATTTTTTCTGTAATAGCATCTACTAAATCTTCTCTTGTCATTTCAGCCAAATTATCCAATCTTTCTCCAAACATAGAATCAAATGAAGGGTCATCTGTTCTTCCTACGGGAGTTATGCTGGGCTTTCCACCAGACATTCTTGTTTGTGGCTTTTGTCGAGATTTATCTCTAATTTGTTTTCTTTTACTAATTAATTCTCTCCAATTCATCTTAACCAACTCTCCTTTCTGTTCTTCTGTCGTTATTTTGATTTCCAGCATCTAATGGCAATCCCGACATCCTCTTATCGGGGGCTACGCTCATGGAGGGTTTATTTCTTGTGGTCGCAGGGTTCTCCTGTGGCTTACTTCCACCCTGTAAAGCCTGTTCCTGCATTTGACCCATTTGCGAAGCATCAATGTTTGTTCCTGCATAGGGGTCAGTTTCCGTTTTTTCTTCTTCTCCCTGTCCTTCAGGTTTTTCTTCGGGTTCAGGTTTTTTAAACGTAAATTGACCATCTTCATCCATATCAACTTCAAATCCTAAATTTTTTGTTGATGCAGCGATATTGACTTCAATCTCACGCTTACGAAGAACTGCGATTTCATCCTCCTCTTCGCTTGGTGGTAGTTTTAAATTCCAATCTGTAATACCAAATTGTTTTACAAGGAATGGGAAAACATAATTATTATAGACAGTCTGTGCCTTTTGAACGGCTCTATTTGTAACAAGAATTTGCATACCTTCATTGTTTAATCCACCGCTTGTGGTATTATCAGCCATGAATACCTTGCTTACACCATAAAATGCTGAGATTCTATCTCTCAAATCATCCTTAACAGACACATAATCCATCTCTTTGAGACTGTCCATGAATTTAATCCATTCAACCGCACCTTTTCCTCCTTCGGCTTCAATTCCCATAACAGGAATAAAGTGCGGGTCTGCCTCCATTTTTTCTTTTACTGAACGCCAAAAGGAACGCATTGAATCCATATTTCTGGTTTGAACTGCAAGTAACCCTCTCGGCATTCTACTCTTAGTATATGATTGATTAACATAGTTCTCCATAGCAATAAGAGTCATAATATTATTAAACAAAGTAATAACTGGAGACATACCATAAAGACGAGAAGGACTATATTTACTAAAGTGCAACACTTCTCCTTTCAAAAAGTGTTGGTCATCTCCTTTTACTCTATTAACATAATGAACAGGAAATAGACTACTACCGCAAACTTCACATTTTTCATGCGGGTCTTTATGAATAACACCACGATGATTTACACAGGTAAATCCTTTCGTTCCTCTTTGTCCATTTTCATCACTATAAATAAACATAGTAACTGGGTCGCCCCGATAAACTTCTTTAATGCGGTGCATTCTAATTTTACCATTGCCATCAATAAAATACTCTTTAACAAGAACGATGTAAGCATCATCCATAATGTTTAAATCATCTTCAAGTTCCTGCAATACATCAATAAATAATTGTTCAGATTTATTTACATAACCTTCAATGAATTTCTCAGCGTATTCTAATTGTTTAACATCAGGAATTTTTAAATCAGAAGATTCACACCTTGAACATTCTTGGACTGGTCTTTTATGTTCTTTACCACAATTATTACATCTTGCTTCATATGCCTTTTCCCAAACATAACCTCTTCTGAATACTTCTTGTTTTAACTGAGTAATACAAGTTCTCGCAATAACTGATTGATTAACAATATTATAGATAATTGGGCCAGTCATCATGTGATTGGTTTCTCTTTCCTGAATACCCATATTGTAGACTTTTCTATCGGCAGGTTTAGGAGTTTGTCTCCTAAACAAGTTAGTGATACTAAATCTTCTTTTTTCTTCAACCATGAATTACACCCCCTGTTTTAATCCTACGCTATCCTTGCCTATCAACGCTTCGGTCATGGTTGGCCTCTATCCTCTATGTCATATCTTTCGTTGCTTGAACGAAGCATTTCATCTAAAATACCCTTTAAATAGGTGGCTCTATTTTCAGGTTTTCTAAATCCTAACTTTAAATAATAAATAACCATTCTTTGATTGATAGAGGCAAGATTAGAATATCTAACATATTTAGTTCTATCTCTTGGCAATTCATCATTTAGAATACCTTCTTTTAATTTTTTCCATGTCATTGCCATTTTGATTCACTCATCCCTTTTGGTTTGCCATGTGCAATCCAACATAAATTGCAGAATCCAAATGGTTTATCTCCAAATGCGTAACATATGCCGCAATACATAAAATTATGATTTCCTAATACTTTCAACAGTTCCACCTTCTTCGGGCGGCTCTTGCTTTTTCACTATAAGTTCCGTCGGCTCGTTTAAATCCTCTTGACCTCGCACAGAAAGATTTACGCCTTTTTGCTGCTTTGCTGCCTCTTTTTAATTTACTTGGTTTAGTAGTAACTGGTGGCTTTAAATTAGAACCTTGTTCACGCTTAAACTTGGCACGACCTTTAGCACTTAATCCACCTGTTCTTGCGTGAATCTTTTTGTTATAACCCTTGAAAGGTTTCTTCTTAAGAATTTCTTGCCATTCTTCCATTATATCACCCTCTTTGCATATTTGTTCCAGTTTGCCTCATAGAAGGAAGAGAGGAAACTCCTTGTGAACCAATTGCTCTTTTTGCTTGGTCAAGGTCTTGTTGAGTTATTGGTCTATTATTAAATTTATAAACCCGTTTCATTTCATTCTTAAGTCTTTTTCCATACTGTTTAAAGGCTTGATTATATGCAAATTTTACATTATCATCTTGAAATTGAAGTCCAAATTTTTCAATATCTTCTGGTTTATGAGTATAAATATCTCCATCTTCGTGCATAAAGATTTTACCTTCCTTTCTTAACTTAGATAGGGCTTGTTTGATTTTTGATTCTTTGCCGAATTGCTTTAGGTTTTTCATTCCCAATGCTCCGCCTTCCTTCTCTATCTCTCTAAGAATTTGACGCTCTAATTTTGCCATTTTCATTCTAGGACTGATATTCATAAAATCAGTCATTTCATCAGGGTCTTCCTTAAATGGTTTTTTTAATATATTTTGCCAGTTAGTCATACTTATCACCTATCATATAGCCTAATTTTTTTCCTGCTTGAATATCACTTGGATAATGACTTCCCATTTGCATTCTTGATAAAGAAATCCTATCTGCCATTTCTTTAAGTTCTTTCCTTTTGTTTGGGTATTTCTTTCCTAATACTTTTTCTAATCCATGAGCCAACATTGAGTGTCCACTTGGAAATGCAGGAGTATCATCTGTTTTTGTTTTTGTTGTTTGAATTTTATCTGAAATTTCGTGAGGTCGTGGTCTTTGATATTTCATTTTTAAAGAGATGGCATAATAGTTTATGTCCTTCATAAAATCTTCATAATCTTTTTTATTTGCATCAACTATTTTAAACATTTCTATTTCTGGTTTTAAGTCAGAATCTTTCATTTGTTTTGGTGTAAGTTTCTTTTTTTTCATAACCTTTAATATAGCAGGTATTTCTGTTTCCTCTTTTGGATAACTCATTTTTGGAATATCTAACTTTATTTTAGGACTCCTTTGTAAAATTTTACTTTTATCCTTTGATAACTTTCCTTGCCAAGTTCTTTTTTTAAGAATATCAAACCAACTTTTTTTAACATAACCACTAGCATAAGCCGCCTGTGCAACTTGAACCGCTTTCTTTCTTGTTTTAAATGGGCCTTTTGAACCCCAATAAAAGCCGTCCTTCTTTTTGGTTATTGGCACTATTTATCACTTCTCTTTTATTTTTTTAACATATTCACGAATCCTTTTCGCTTGGCTAGTATGCATAGCAATTGCTTTATCTAACTCTTTAGCAATCTTTTCTAATTCGCTAACATCTTGTTTTAGTATTTCTTCCCATTTCATTTCTTCATCCTCTCCGTTTTTCTTTTGCTTGATTCTTTTCTTGCTAAGGCTACCTTATGTGCTGCATTTAATCTCTTTTTTGTTTCAGGGTCTTTTGCTCTTTTAGCCGCCACTCTTGCTCTTTGTTCAACTAAGTTAATTATTTGTGATTGTCTCTTATGTGGTTTTGATTTAAACGAACCGCTTGCAAATGTTCCTCTTACATCTTTTGCTGTTTTAAACTTTACAGGAACAGTATCTTTTGGGTTTTCATCTGTATATAATCTTCTTGTTGAACCTTTTGGTTTCTTACCTGTTCCTTTCTTTGGGTCAGCCTTTAAGATTTTTTGCCACATCATAATCACTTTTGACTAAACTTCTTTCCTGTTGGAACATGCTGAATACCTTTTTTGCGACCTTTTCTCTTCTTTGCGTCTTGATACCTTAAGGTTTTTTTATCTGTTCTTTGATAAGTTGATTTCGGCATATATCTTCCTTTAGTCTTAGATGGTGCTTTTTTTCCTTTTGCTTTTGCTCGGTGTTGTTCAGCACTTCCCCAATCTTCATCAGTCCAAGTAGATAAGTCTTGTTGCCTTTTTGATTTGGCTTTAAGAATATTACGCCAATTAATTTTTATATCCGCCACCAGCCCTCTTATACGCCTGAGCCAACATCTGCGCTTTTCTTGCAGACCATTGACCTGCCGCACCACCTTTTGTTCCTCGTTTAATTCTATTAAAAATTCTTTTTCTCATTCCAGGTTTTGTATAGTTTCCAGACTGATTTACAGTAGATTTCTTCTTTTTCTTTTTCTTTAAAATATCCTGCCATTCCATTTTTTTCACTTCCTATATTTTTCCATATTTTTTAATGTGTTCTTTAATATATTTATGCATTCTTCCAATGGCATAACTATAATTTTGACCAGACCTATACATTAAATGTGCTTTTTCTAATTCCTTAAATATTTTATTACCTGTTTCATCAAGATTTTCAGGTTTCTTTCTTAAAAGTTTTTCAGTAGTAGAAATAATGAAATCTACTTCTCTATCACCTAAATTTTTTCTATCTCTTAAATATGGATTAGAAGAACCCTTAATAATAGTTCCAATGTTTTCCATTTCATCCATAACTGACATCTTACAATTATCTTTGTATTTTTGTATATCATCTAAATAAATGCCTTCTTTTAGCCAATCAAACCCCACATGGTCTTTATGGTTTTCCCATTTCATTAACTTAAAAATCTCATCACAACGGCCTTTATACCAATCTGCTTTCTTGTAAGATTTCTTCATACGAATCAATTCAAGAAGTAATTTAGCGTTTCCTTTCTTTAATCTAAAATGAGGCAAACACTTTGTCAATAATTTTGTTACGTCATCTTGAGAATAAAAGTTTAACCTGTTAATTAATCGAGTGGCCTGTGGAGATTTTTGGTCTAAGTGCATACGACCAAAACCAAGAGACTTATGCATTTCTTCCATGAATGCACGACCCCTTGTTCCTGTTGCTACTAATCCTACTCTTGGATTCATATTGCGGTCAAGAGTAATATAACCATCTGAGTCAATAAATGCAGCAGTATAAGCCCAAATGTTTTTCTTAATCATAGAAGGAACTTTGTAATAATTACCCTTGATAGAAGTGATTTCTAACTTCTTAATGGCTTTTGAAATAGAATTAGGGCTTGATGCTTTATGTAAAGTAGAAGGCATTCTTTCGTGTATTCCAGCAGCATTAATTCCTGGATTTTCACAAACTGCTTTAAGAATGAAATCTTCTGTTCTTTGTCTCTTTGATTTTGTTAAAGACTGGTCTGTTATTTTACCAATAGCATTTCTAAATTCTTTCTTTGCTAAACTCATTGTCTTATGCAATACGGAGTATTCTTTTCCATAAGCCATTCCATTCTGTTCTAATTCTGCTTCCCAGTATTTACAAAGAGCATCAATCGTTTCTCTTCTTAATTCAGAACTCTTCATCTTATGAAGTTTAGATAAATCTTTTTCATTATATCTCATCTTACGCAAAGGAACTTGATAATCAGATAGCCATGTAATAGAATCAATGCACTTGTTTAAATGGTCTGTATAAGCATCAATCATTGTATCAATTGCTTTAGACATTCTTGTTCGATGTTCTCCCTTTAATGCTCTACGAGACTTTCGCATCTTTCTAACTAAATCAGGAATTGAATGTTCCTGAACAATATATTCATTGGGAAAAACAGAAAGCCTCTTTCTTGCATCACTGGCATTAATATTAAAAGCATTAGATAATTTAACAATTTCTTCATGCTCAGACATAACATAAGAATTATTAAAGATACTCTTCAATTCAGTATCTAGTTCTGTTTCTATGCTATCTTTGACTTCTTCTTCTTCTTCATCTAAATCGGCTAAACGGTTCATTTGTTGAGCCGCTTGACGGTATTTATCTGCCTGTTCTGTCATATAAATACCTCAAAAATTCAAACCTATGGTAGAGGAATAGCCTCGTTGTGGCCGTTGTGGTTCATCGCCAAACAGCCCTAAATCGTCAAGCAGTATGAAGTTATCTGATGCTTGATATGTGGCTGCATTTGCTAAAGCAAGACTCATAACCATATCGTCGTGCGCTCCAATTCCTTCAAATTTTCCTCGTTCAGTAATAGCAAACATCGACATTTCTTCAATCAATAAAGAAGAAACTTTTCTACTCTCTTCGTTGCCGTATGGGAAGTTAATCTTTCCATTTTCAAGAGTCATTTGTAAATTGAGAATAATCTCCTGTTTCTTTCTTCGGGTTGTATCGAAGTCATGAACATTTACATCTGCGACTTGACGAAGTTCCTGAGTAAAAGATTTAGCGAATGTATTTGTTTCAAACAGAATAACTTCTGGTCTGAACACTTGGTTTAATAATTTCACCTTCTGTATATTCTCACGAAATTGAACGTTCTTTGCTCGGTCAATATATACAATGGATTTATTTTCGTTCTCATCCATTTCAAGAACAGTAATCACGTTATAGTCTCCATCTGTTGAAATAGCAGGGTCTACGCCTATAAAGTATTTATATCCTTCACGCTTCAATGGTTTTAAAACCAAATCTTTATTCTTTGCATTATCCAAATGTTCTGGATTAAAGAGAGATGTTCCTGTTGAAATAGGCACACACATATATTCTCTTGTGAACATTAAAGAACCAACTTCTGCCTTACGAGCCATCAACGCCTCATAGTTCCAACGGTCAGGCCACAACGGTTCGTTTAGTGCATTTAAACACGGATATGTTCTAACAGTATAAGCAGCATTTTCTGATAATTGCTGGTAAATATCTGTATAACTAAACGGTGTTCCAATAACACGCAAAGATGCAGTATGGTGAAGTGTAGGAATCATATCCCCATAAAACCAATCCGTAACCTTTTGAATACCAGTCATACTAAATTCTTTCAAAGGGTCGTCAATAATAATCTCTTGAGGGTGAAGTCCACGAATCTGAGAACCAACCGACCTTTCAAGGATTTGATTGCCATTTGTCAATGTAATGTTTCCAATAGCCCAACCTCTTGCAGGTTTAAATTTTTTGAGCATAGGATGAGTAAACATCTTGTCAATATCTCTCATGTGAACTAAAGTCTGTTTTTGGTTAGAAGAAATGTAAAGCATTTGATATGGAGGCTCTTCAAAGATTAATTTCCATACAACCCATGAATGCATAAATACAGATTTTCCGTGGTCTCTTGAACAAATAATTACAGTCCTTTGCGTAGTGTTCATTAATTCATGCCATTCCTGTATGTATGATGGGAAATCAAAACCTAATACATTTTGAAAGAAATAAGGAAATGAGTTTTTGGATAACTGCATATCCATCTCATGTTCAAAATTAAAGGTTTCAAGTTCCATTTACTCACACCCTAAGAATATCAAACCAAGATTTTTTAAACATACCTGAAAGCCTTTTATTTTCAGCAATTAATTCCTTTCTTCTTTTTAAGAAATTTTCTAGTTGTTCCTTTTCATTAGGTAATTCCTTTTCAAGAAATTTTTGTTTCTTTTCTCTTTTATTTTTCTTAGTTTGTTGTATAATTCTCTCTATTATTGAAGGAATATCTTTTAATTCTTGAAGTCTATTCTCTACTTCCAAAACAGAAGTGTAATGTCCTAATGTATTTTTATTTGAATCAAATGTTTTAAATGGAAAAAGTTTGCTAAGTCTCGAAGAAACTCTTTCATATTTTTCTTTTGCTCTTACATCATCGGGTGTTTTAGGAACGGAATTATGCATATCAGCACCTTCTTTATGTCCTTCCTTAATTCCAGTTTCCCAAAAATCAAGTAATTTATCTTCTCCTATATGTCCTAAATACGCATCTAATTCACTTCTTGACCCTCTAAATGAATTGAACATAGTTCCTTCTACTGGTTTTTTATTAGTTACTTTATTAATAGATTCAGGTAATCTCCCACCCACAGGAATATTAATGACTTCGACATAACTCAAGTCCATAGGGTCATCATTAACATAAAACCATGCCCTACCAGAAAAACTCTCTTGAGACAATTTTTCTAACCAAGTGTTTATTTGAGTTCTATCATTTGCATAAGGTTGATGTTTTGTTCTTGCTGCGCCTTTATCAAAGTAATGAGGTCTAATCCAAGTATTAGTAGCAGAATGATAAAAAATTCTATCATCATACTTACTCCTATTTCTTTTCTTTTCTTTAAAAGTAACTCTTTTGCCATTATTATCTAATAAAATTTCAAACTCAGTGGAAGGAAGCCATTTAAGAAGATTAAACCATGCTGGCATAGGGTCGTCAAGATAAACACACTTCGCAAACTCGCCTTCGCTACGAATAGGTCGAATAGCCATTCTATCGGGATATTTGGACAACCAAGCACTTAAAACATCAGGTGGCAATAATTTACTCATTTGTCCCCAATTTGGACTATCTGGAAAAGACCATCCATTCTTTTTTGCGTTAGCAATCCAACGAGCATTATCTCCATCTCTATGTCCAAAAGCAGCAACTAATGGTTTTGAAGGATTCAACTGCGGTTCTCTTGCATCTTGTAATGCTCGACTATTTCCACCAATCTGTCTTCCTTCAGCAGTAGCATACATTCCCCCAACAACGGTATGTGAAGGGTGTTCTTTGAAACCAACGGTTGCTATTGCTTTATTATTATCATCAACACGAATAAGCCAACTATCTAATTCATAAATACCAGATTCTAAATCAGCCCTGCGAGTATAGGGGTCGTCAGGATTATCCTGAGCAAACCTACTTTTCATATTTTCATATGAAAAGATTGCAGGGAGAACTTTAGTCATGAAGCATCACCTAAAAGATGCCTTAATCATATATACTTGTTCACCGCTAATTCCATACTCCTTTGAAATATTGTCGTGAGAATCTACTGCCTTAATGATTTGCTCCACTTCAAACGAAGTCAAATCAATATTTTCATCAACCTGCATCTTTGTAATCATCTTGTTAATTCCATACTCATTCATAGGAATCTGTGCATAAATGATAGGCTTTCCTAATTCTTGCCTAATTACATCGTGGGCCTTCAATAACTTGTGAAGAAGAACAGGTAAGTCCACTTGAGCCGACTCAAAGATAGCCTTTAATCTATTATATGCTGTCTTTTTAGCAGGTTTTCCCTTTGTTAGAATACCTTGATTCATGTCCAACCAATGAGGTAATGCAAATACAGGGAATGGTTTTCTAGCCTTAAAATCGGCATAAAATAGTTTTGCTCTTTCTTTAATAGATTTTCCTTCAAAGTCTTTATTCTCTCTCTTCAAATCATTGGTTTCTTTCATATAATGATGAATCAATGCAGCAGCATAATTATTGTTTCTTTCTCTTGTTCCTTCACCAAAAATTTCAGTTAAAGCATCAGCAAATTCTATACCATCAACAATCAAACCACCATCAATTTGAATCTCAGGCATAAAGATATTGTCCAAGAAATCAGCAATAGCGACCATATCGCCAGTATCAATCTC